GTTCAAAGAATGATGAAAGATAGTAATAGTGGTGAAAGTGGTGGTTTGATGTTGTCTGATGAAGAAAAGAGACAACTAATGGAAGCAATTGATGAGGTTGAAAAGGACCTGCCTAAAGAAGATGGAGATGATGAATGAAATTAGGTACTGTAATATCAGTAAACTTATCTGATGACAATCCAAAAAACTTTGGTAGTATAATTGTATCAATAAATGATGGGAGTGGATTTAGTGCGAGTAGGTGTTATCCATTAAACCCTAATTCAAGACACATTCCAATATTAGGTGAACAAGTTTACATAGTAACTGGTAATTCACCAGAAGCATCTGGGGCAAGTAAAACAACTACAAACTATTATATGTCGATTGTTGGTATACAATCGAATGTAAACCATAACGCATTACCAAAGTTAACTGAAAAAGAAACCGAACCTACTCCTAACTTTAGTCAAGCATTTAATGGAATTCCTATACAATCATCTACAGATACACAACCAAATCTTGGAAATGGATTTGAAGAAGTAGATAGTGTTTCTCAACTACAACCATTTCTTGGTGATATTATACACGAGGGTAGGTATGGTCAATCTATACGATTTGGATACACACCACGAAATCCAAAGTTAAGTGATAATAAAATAAATGGTGCTTCTATAAATCCATCTTGGACATCACTCGACCCTAAAGCACCTATAACAATAATTAGAAATGGTGCAGGTACTTCAAATGGTTACAATAAATTTGTGATTGAAGACATAAATAAAGATGCATCTTCCGTATGGTTAACTGACCGACAAACTATCAACCTAACATTATCATCTACACTACCTTTGGGTATAATTCCGACATCAGTTTATAATAAACCACAAGTAATTTTAAACTCAGACCGAATTGTTCTTAATTCAAAGAAAGATAATGTTATATTAACATCATCTAAGGATATTGTAGTTAGTACATCAAAACATACAACTACAATTGATATGTTGATAGAAGCAATTGAAATATTATCACAGGGAACTTTTCCAACTGCAGTAGGTCCAACTGGACCACATCCACGGGTTGCTCAAATTTTAGCTAAAATCAAAAATGGAGTCGGATAAAATGCCTTTATTAAAATCAGTTTTAATTCAGACACTAACAAATATGCCTGACACCGTGGAAGGTGTTGGCGATTCTATTGGGGTTGCTATAACTAAATATACAACTACACTAACACCACCAGTTGTAGGTGCAGAAAAATTAGCTGCGGATAATGTTTTTATTGAAGCATTAAATAAATCTAATTTCCGAGCACCACTACCACCAATCCTTGGAACTGCCTTGGATGTGTACAAAGTTACCTTGGCCGGAATTATGATACTTAAAAGTTCTGGAACAATCACATCAACACCACCACCTGCACGTGCCACTCCATTAATAAGACCCATATTTTCTACACCACAACCAAAAGATATTTTTGCAAAAAATCTTGCAAATGTACTACACTCATGGTTCAAGACTGGTGTTTATGTTGTTAATGCAACGGGAGCTTCATTCAAATGGATTTAATAACCAAATAAACTGATAATTATATATAAACATATTTATTATTATGGATACTAAGAAATTAATTAAAGCGATTCAACTCATCATCAAAGAAGAGGTTAAGAAAGAAGTAGCAAAAAAAGAAAAAGCACTTCGTAAATCTCTTATGAATGAAATCAAACAATCACAACCAAAAGTTGTTGAGAAAGACCCGCTTGATGTAGACCACATTTTCGAAACAAAACAAGAGTCAAAGTCATTTACAAATAATTCTATGTTGAATGATATGTTGAACGAAACTGCACAGGGTGGTGAGTGGAGAAGTATCAACGGACCTGGTGGTGTATTTAATTCATCACAAGCACAAGGTTGGAGTGGTGGTATGATGGAACAGTCTCCATCAACATTTCAAACAGCAGAGGGTGGTCAGGTATCAACCCAACAACTTCAACAAACCGAAGCAGGTAAAGCAGTGGTTAATGCAGTTACACGAGATTACTCTCAATTAATGAAAGCAATTGACAAGAAAAAAGGTAGATAATGGCGACTCGTAAAGAATATAGATTTGACCCATTAGACTTAAAACGTAATAAAGCAATTGGTGTAAAATTACCACTTGGTGGGGAACCTATATTCCAACAATCGTATACTACTGAGGAACAAGCAATATCTAACTTAAAAAATCTAATACTAACTCGAAAGGGTGAACGACCATTTCAACCTTTGTTTGGGTCTGATGTTTACACATTATTGTTTGAGCAAATATTAGAAGATACATCAGCTGAATTGGAAAATTCAATAAGAGATGATGTTGCATTTTGGCTACCATACATCATAGTAGATGAGGTGGTAGTTAATCAGAAAGAAGATGAAAATCGTGTTGATATTTCATTAAAATTTAGAGTTACCGAAAACGGAGCAAACGAACAAATAACTATCTTGGTAAGTAATCAAGGTAGTGTATCCATTGTCTGAGGATAGAGCATGAAAAACTATGTAAAAAAAGATGTGAGTTTAGTTGGTAGAGACTTTGGTGAGATTCGTAAGAATCTTATTGATTTTACTAAAAACTATTTCCCACAAACCTATAACGATTTTAACGAGTCATCGCCAGGTATGATGTTTATGGAAATGGCATCTTATGTTGGTGATGTTCTTTCATATTACACGGATGTTCAATTAAGAGAATCTATCCTTGAAGAAGCCCAAGAAAAATCAAATGTGTTTACTATTGCACAAGCATTTGGATATAAACCAAAATTGTTTGTTCCTGCAACTACAAATCTTACAGTATATCAAATTATACCGGCACAAGGTAGTGGTGATAATGTAAAACCAAACTTTGATTATGCATTGACTATCAAAGAAGGTATGATTGTAGGTTCATCAAATAACTCTAATGTAGAGTTTAGTACATTGGACAAGGTACGATTTGGGTTTTCATCATCGTTCGACCCGACTGAAGTATCGGTTTATCAAATCGATGAAACAACTGATGAACCAGTATACTATTTGTTAAAGAAATATGTAAGAGCAGTTAGTGGTGTAGAAAAAACCGCTGAGTATGAATTTGAATCTCCAAAACCTTATGATAAAATTAAATTGTCTGATGAAGATGGTTTGATTGATGTAATCAAAATTATGGATGATGATGGTGATGAATGGACAAAGGTAGATTATCTTGCACAAGATACTGTATTTGAGGAACTACCCAATACTACTGATTACTCAATAGCAATGTCTGCATATTCAAACGAAACACCATCACTACTTAAGTTGAAACGAGTTCCCAAAAGGTTTACTACTCGTATAACCGATGAGGGAGAAATTGATATTCAATTTGGTGCAGGTGTTTCACAAAATGCCGATGAAGAAATACTACCCAATCCAGATAATGTTGGGTCTGCTCTATATCCAGCAAGTGGTGACCTTGACCAAGGTATTGACCCCTCAAACTTTATGTATACAAAAACATATGGGGTGGCACCATCAAACACAACTCTTACAATAACTTATAGAGTTGGTAATGGTGTTGAGGATAATGTAGCGTCTTCGGACTTAACCAATATTTTAGAAAAGGTTGTTGAAACTGATAGTTCGGGTTTGGTATCTGAAACATTCAATATAGTAGAAAATTCAGTAGCAGTAACTAACGAAGTAGCAGCATCAGGTGGTGCTTTTGAAGAGGAAATTGAAGAAGTTAGAAATAATGCATTAGCATACTTTAGAGCACAAAATAGAGCAGTTACTAAAGAAGATTATTTATTAAGAGCATATGCATTACCACCACAATTTGGTTCAATAGCAAAGGCATATGCTGCACCTGACTTTCAAATCAACACTTTATTAGATGATGGACCCGAACCTATACCAAACCCATTAGGTATAAACTTTTATGTTTTGGGTTATGATAAAGATAAAAAATTACAAAATCTAAACGCAGCTACAAAACAAAATCTACAAAATTATTTATCATATTATCGTATACTTACTGATGCAGTAAACATCAAAAATGCATACATTGTAAATATAGCAATTGACTTTGAGATTATAACTCTTCCAAATTATAATTCTAATGAAGTTTTATTAAAATGTATTAATGCATTAAAAGAATATTTTGATACTGATAATATGGGTATTGCAAAACCAATTGTATTAACCGATGTTTATGTATTGTTAGATAGTATCGATGGGGTTCAGTCAGTAGTTAGACCTGATAGAGATGGTAATGGTGGTTTACAAATTACAAACAAGTTTAATGGAAATTACTCATCAAACAAATATAGTATTCAAAATGCTACAAGAAATGGGGTTGTATATCCACCAAAAGACCCAACTTGTTTTGAAGTAAAATACCCTGATGCTGACATTAGAGGTAGAGTGGTATCATTATTTTAAGAGGTAAGAGATGATTTATAGAATATATCCAAGTAAAGACACAACCCTATACGAAGACACTCCTCGTAAAGAACAAAACACGGGCAAGGATGAGATTCTTGAAATCGGTAAGTTCTATGATACCGATAACACTACTTTATTGGGTAATAGTAGGGTGTTAATTCAATTCGACCTTACCTCAATCTCACAATCGATAGTATCAAATGATATTACATCACCACAATATAGATTGAGATTGGAGAACATTGAGAATAGAGAAATTGAATCTAACTATGACTTATTCGTGTATCCATTATTTGAGGGATTTACCGAAGGTATTGGGTCTGAGGTAGATACACCACATAATACTAAACATGCTTCATGGGTAAGTAGAAGTTTATCAGATACTTGGGATATTACAAACTCAACAGTTGGTAAACCAGTTGACCCCGAGTCAATTCCTGCGTTAGAAGTATACTACAACTTTGCTGCCAATGTAGGTGGGTTTGAAATGGTAGAACCTATTAAGGGCACGGAGGGTGATTCCCCATCGCTTGAAGTAAGTGGTGGCCTCTTAATATTATCCGCGTCTAACTATGGTGGTGCTACTGCAAACTTATCTGCATCTTTAGATGAGGGTCAAGTTTATACATTATCATTCGAAGCAAACAAATTAACTCTATCGGGAATTGATTTTAGAGTATACAAGCCCGATGGGTCTTACTA